GAGACATCAACTATAGACATAGACGGAAAGAAAAATGAGAAACATTGATGTAGATATTGTTAAAAAAGAACACGAAATAGAAAGTGTTAACGATAGAATACGTGATCTCGAATGGAAAATAGATAAAGGAGAAGACGTGGAAATAGATGCACGTACAAAAGCTTTAGATAAAATACGTCACCTTAAAAAAGAATTAACTGAACTTAAAATAAAAAAATTATGCCAAAGATAATTGGAATATGCGGAAGTATAGGTTCCGGCAAAACACTTGTTGCAGATTATTTATGTGCTCAACATAACTTTTACAAAATTAAGATGGCTTCTCCTATTAAAGATATGTTAAGTGCAGTTGGTTTAACAGACAACGAATTAGAAGGAGCCAAAAAAGAAATAGAAATAGATTTGTTATGTGGTCGTTCTCCTAGATATGCTATGCAAACATTAGGTACTGAATGGGGTAGACATATAATAGGTAAAGATATCTGGGTTAATTTATGGAGAAACAAAGCTTACAATCATATTGATATGAATTTAAATGTAGTTGCTGATGACGTTAGATTTCATAATGAAGTAGAAATTATAAAAGAAATGGGTGGTAAAATAATCAAGTTAAGTAGAAGTTTATCTACAAAATCTCCACATAAATCAGAAGAATTAAAGTTTGATGTTGATATTAATATTGATAACAATGATAGTGTCTACGGCTTATATTCAAAAGTGGATAGTATTATTCAAGATTATGATGTAATATTATAATAAACAAGGAGTTAATATGCTTTCACTACTAGGGTCATTACTTGGATTTGGAACTTCTTTCCTTCCAAAGTTACTTGGTTTCTTTGAAGAGAAGAGAGATCAAGCTCACGAACTCAAGTTAATGGACAAACAATTAGAGCAACAAATAAAACTTGGAGAACAAAAGCTACAATTTATGAATGTTGAAGCTGACATTCGTGAAACAGAAGCTTTACAAAAAAGCCAAACAAAGATGACAGTCAAGTCATCACAATGGGTTATCAATTTATCTTCTAGTGTTAGACCTATAATGACATACCTTTTGTTTTTAGAATTTATGATACTTACATTTATGTTAGCATTTAATTCTATAGACTTAGAAATGTATAATAGAATTTGGTCTAACGAAATACAAGCAGTATGGGCGGCAGTTGTTTCATTCTGGTTTGGTCAAAGAAGTTTTAATAGAAAATGACAATCAACGAAGAAGGTTTAAGTATTATAAAACACTTCGAGGGTTTTTCCCCTTCCGTATACCTATGTCCGGCTAGTCGTTGGACAATAGGTTACGGGTCTACGTGGGATAAATACAGAAAACCAGTTACTAAAACTCACAAAGATATTACAGAAAAAGAAGCAGAAGGTCTTTTGTTACAAGAGTTAGACCACTGCTATTTTGCGATAAGTAAATTAGTAAATGCAGAACTAACAGAAAATATGTATTCATCTTTGTGTTCATTTATATTTAATGTTGGTAGTGGAAACTTTCAAAGGTCTACATTAAGAATGAAATTAAATCGTGGTGATTACCACGGGGCATCTGATGAGCTACCAAAATGGCGAAAAGCAGGGGGTAAAATACTAAAAGGGTTGGTCAAAAGAAGGACGATAGAAAAGGAGTTATTTGATAGAGACATAATATGACCCTTGATTACCTACCCATTGTAAAAATTGAATGGTTAGATGCAATGTCCGATGATAATACTTGGCAGAAGTTAGAAGATTTAGAAAGACAGACATTGAGAAGTGTTCATTCTGTAGGTTGGCTTCTAAAAGAAAATCCCAAAACATATATTTTAATTTCATCATTTGATGGAGAAAGTCAATGTGGTGGTGGAGGGACGACTATACCTAAAAATTGTGTAAAAAATATAACATACTTAAAAAAAGCTAAGAGATAACCTATGAATTATGGAAATGATCAATCACAAAATTTAGCAAGTTTAATTGCACAATACCTTAATATCAATATGCAAGGAGGGGGCAATCCTACATATGCCGCTCCTGATAATATGGGTGTAAGAGAAAAAGGTATGGATATATCTGGAAATGTTCAAGCTAACATACCTATGGATGAACTTATTAATGATGCAATATTAAAATTAAGAGCTTCAGGTTTTGGGTATAGTGGGGGAGTGAAGTTTCCGGAAGCAATGCAAAAGATGGGTGCTCCAGACAAAATAGAATATTCTGGTAAAGGCATAGACAATATAGGCATTGGTTTTCAGAAAGCTTTAAAGAATGGTATGTTTAGCCTAGATGGTGATTACAATCCCCAAACAAATAGTAAATCTATAAACGCAAAATTCAAATTAAATTTTTAAATGGTGAAGAAAGCCAAGTTTGGTGTAAACACTTATGTTGAAAAGTCTAGAAAAAAGATTGGAAGGCACAAAAAAAATATGCGTAAAGACGAAAAAAAAAATTATAAAAAATATCGTGGTCAAGGCAGATGAATATAAAAAGGAACACATTAAACAACAGAAAGACCCAAGACATAATCAATGGTAGGAGATGAGACAAAAAGATACTAAATGGATATTAGGTTTATTAGGTTCAGTACTATTAGGATTGTCGACTTGGGTATTAGTGGAAGTAGTAGAATTAAGATCAACGGTGTCTATGATGAACCAAGAACTTCTGAATATAGATAAACAATTTGGTAGGGTTTATAATTTTATAGATAGGTTTTTATCTAAATGACATATAAACTATAAAAAGTAATACTGATCCACCAATTATAGTCCCAGATATTATCCAAAATAATTGTAAGTTCTCTTCATACTGAATTCTTTTTCTATGAGCAACTCTTTTTGCTTCTTCTTTAGCTTCGTGTATTCTGTCTGCTCTTTCTTTTAATATACCCGCCCAAGTTCCGTGACCAAATCTTAGGTCTATTAACTGACCCATTTCATTTAATTTTTCTCTAGCAAGTTTTGCATTTATAGTTTCTTCTGCTACAGAGCGAACAGAAAACATACTTCTTTTATTTCTTTTCTTATTGATTTGGCTTTCGCCTTCAAACATATCGTCTATGTGTTGAGCTAATTTAGTTACATCATTAGCATTAGTAACTAGTTTTTTAATTTGGTCTGCGGCTTTATTAACTAAAGCAATGCCAGATATTATTTCTGCAAACACTAATACCTCGCTTTATTAAACTTTGATAATAATTTATATAGATCACTGTTTTCTCCAAACTTATTATTGGATGAAGATGAACCACTTCCTCCAATCTCTCCTCCAATAAGGTCTGCCCCGCCTTCGGAGAAAGGTCTAAAGCCACCAACAACGGGCACTCTACGTAATAATGTTCTAGCAAAAATTCTTTCTTCTGCGTTTGATCCATCATCATCGCCAGTTAATTTTTCTGTAAGTAATTCTGAGCCACCTTTTAATGATAAGAAGGCATCTGTACCCGCACCAAATGAAGGACCAAGAACAGCACTAGCCGCTCTTAAAGCACCATAATGTTGGTTATCTGCTTGAGCGGCGGCATTAAAGAAAAACTCTGCAAGTAATCCTAAACCTCCCAATGCAATAATACCTTCAAGATATTGACCAAGATATCTATCAGCATCTATCCCTACAAAATCTTCTATTTCTTCTTGATCAAATCCTGCTAAAGATAAAGACTTACCAAGAATAGTTTTAGAAAACTGACGATCTCTTAATTGTCTTGATTGATCATCTTCACCACCTCTTGATTGTAAAAAATCTTTAGAAGCATTTGCTCCAAATCCCATACCCGCACCAACACTTAACAATGCTATTGCCGGTTTTGGATTTCCTTTAACAAGTTCCTGACCTACATACTTAGTCATTCTACCCATCATTAATGGGAAAGATTTTAATTGAAAGATTGCCGCCCCTGATGGTGTTTGTGCCCATAATGGAATGTCGTTTGGATCAGGTGTAAATATAGTTTCGTTTACAAATCTCATAATAGCATAACGCATTTTGTCATCGCCTTGAGACTCAGCTAGACCACCTATTTTTTTATCAATTCTGTTTGCGTATTCTCCAAGACCATATCTATCTAAAAATCTTTTAGCTGTTTTATATGCTTTAGTATTAGTTGTTCCTTCAGCTAAATGTCTTTGTGCAATATTAGCTTGTGATTTAAAACTTTCATATCCGACTATTGCAGATATCTCTCTGTTCATATTAGTCCAACTTGTTAAACCCGTTCCATAAAAGAAAGCGTGTTGGAATTTTTGTGATCCATCACCACTCATATGTGTCATTCTATCGTGCACTAAGTTTTCTACACCTACACCTATGTTTCTTGAAAACTCTCTATACTCAGGTTGGTTCATATATTTATACCAAGACTTTGCCCAACCACTAAAGTTACCACTTCTAATTAATGGTAAGGTTACATCAGGTAAAGATGTAAGAGTTGTCCAACCTAAAAGTGTTACTGCATTGAAAGAACGTAAATTTTTACTAATTTTATTAGCCATTATATCATCACTTAGTGGCTTCTTATCCAACACAAGTGTCATATTCCTAAAGAATTTTTCTGTATTTTCATTAACACCTATAGGAAAATCTTTGAGAGCATTTACTACTGCATCAATTCTATGTTCTAAATTACTTAACTGACCTCTAGTTAAATCTGTTGTATCTGCCATAGCTATTAATTCTCTTTTAGCTTGGTCTATGTAATTATTTGCAGTTGCAGTATCTGCTTCAGCAAAATTTCTTTTCATTGTTTCAAGAATATTTTCAAGCTCCTTACCACTTGCGGTCATCAATGGTGGAATTTGTAAATGAGAAACCTCGATTGGTTCACTTGCTCCAGTCTTAGTACTATAAGACATTACTGGAGTAGATAAAATTCTTGAAGCTACTGCTGTGCCACCTTTTGCTGTTTGTATATAAGTATCTAAGCCGTGTGCGTTTGCACCAAATTCTTTTGCTAAAAGTTTTTTTCTAGTAGTTCTATCAAAGTATTTTGTAACAATACCTTCAAGATCGTTAACCATAAATTGTTCAAACTCTGGAACATCATCAGGTTGTAAGTTAATAATTCTTTCATAGAATGGATCAGAAGATGCTCTAGTATATAAATCTTGGTCTACATCTATACGTCCTTCTGTGTTAGTAATACGTTTCATTATTTTATCTGCTAATTCTTCTACTTGAATTAAATCAAATTGTTCTCCATTAGCTCTTTTATCTCTAATAATGTAATTTATTAGACTTTGTGAAAACTTAGCGGGGTTACTAGCAACTGCATCAGCATCCCAAACTTGTGGTAAGTAGTATTTACTACCAGTACGTTTAGTAACATCACCAACACTTATTCCTAAATTGTGCATATCATCTAGTTCTTGTCTAAATGTTCTAATAAGTAATTCAGCAATAGCTTTTTCTTGACCATTAAGAGTTGAAATATCTTGTCTACGTATTGCACTTAATATTCTTTTGTGAGATTGAGGTTGTTGTACAATAGCATCTGGCACTCCTCTTCCTACACCGGGTAGAACTTTAAAGAAGGGTAGTGTTTTATTTAAATATCTTTTAATACCAGTTCTATTGTCATCTAGTTTTCTAAGCATTGTCATAATTGGTTGAACACTTTTAGCTAAATCCGCTGAGTGTTTTTGATATATTCCTGCTCCATTCTCAGGTTTAATTTTATTACCAAACCAATTAGCTCCAATACGTCTTGCGTGAACAGAATTTTCTCTTATAAAATTACCGCCAGTATGTTGTTGAATTGTTTTTATTTCGTCTGGACCTAGTGGTTTTTGATCCATCATTTTTTTCATTACTCTTTGATATGAAGGAGGAACTTCAAATTCTGTTTCTCCTTTACTACCAATGTATACATAATCAGATGGTTTCATAGTTTTACCCTTTTGAACCATCTCATTTAATATAGAACCATTTAAACTATTAAAACCATTATCTTGTGCAGAATAAAACATCCCGTCTACTTCTCCATCAAAGTGATCAGCATCAACGTGTTTCATATTTTTATTATCAAAGATAACAATTCCATCTATGTATTGTGCGTATCTTTGTGGATGTAATTCAGATACTAAAAATCCATCATATCCCATTTCTTTAAAAGCACCGGTTAATATATCTTTAGCTTCTTTTTCACTTCTGCCACCGGCTTCTAATGCTCCTACCATTTCAAGCCATAAATCTTCTCCAGTAAACTCTTCGCCCATATGTTGTAAGTTGTTTATTAATACTCTTGATGTGGTAGGATCAAAAACATTTAGTGCAGACATTTTAAGAAAAATATCTTTAACATCATTTTTCATACCAGAATTTAGTGAGTAATAATCATCAGTTTTAAATGAAAACATATTGTCTGCTTTGACAAACATAGGTAAAACTTTTGGATATAAAGTTG